CCGCTCGCTCAAGAGCATTTCCGAAGAGGCTACACATGGCGCTACGTTTCACCTCGACGAAGGACGCACGCAGCGACGCTGTGCGTGTCCTTGTTCACGGGCCGAGCGATGCAGGAAAGACGCGGCTATGCCAAACGCTGCCGCACTCCGAGACTCTGATCATTTCCGCCGAGGGCGGTTTGCTGTCGCTGCGCGACGTCGACATTTCTACGATCGAGATCACGACGCTTGACGACGTCGCCGAGGCCTATCGCTTCGTCACCGAGAGCGAGGATGCAAAGCACTTCAACTGGATCGCGCTCGACAGCATCACCGAAATCGGAGAGCGAGTGCTTTCTGTCGAGAAGGGACGCGCGAGCGATCCACGTCAGGCATACGGCGCGCTGATCGATCACATGGGCCACCTCGTGCGATCGTTCCGCGATCTGCCTGGCCGAAATGTCTATATGTCCTGCAAGCAAGAGCGTGTCCGCGACGACGTCAGCGGCGCGATGCTGTACGGGCCGAGCATGCCCGGCGCGAAGCTTGGCGCGGCCCTCCCGTTCTGGTTTGACGAGGTGTTTGCGTTGCGCTGCCACACCGACAAGGACGGCAAGATCTCGCGCGCGCTGCAAACGCGATCTGATGCGCAGTATGTAGCGAAGGACCGAAGCGGATCACTTGACCGCTATGAAGACGCCGATCTAAGTTTGATCATGCGCAAGATCAAAAGCGGCGAGGTAGCCGCCGACCTTGCGACACCGTCGAGCGACTAGACCTCGACCGATCAAGAGAAACACACCAACGCGCTACGGCGCCAACACAAGAGAGAACAGCACATGGCTCAACTGACCTTCAACGCGAACGACGTGGCCCCGTCGGAGGCGTTCGACTTGATCCCCGCAGGCTGGCAACCGGCAGAAGCGACGTCGTCGGAAATGAAGACGACGAAAGACGGAGAGGGCGAGTATCTCCAAATCGAGTGGACGATCATCGACGGCCAGTATCAGGGCCGCAAGCTCTGGTCTCGCTTGAACATGAAGAACCGCAACGCTACTGCCGTCGAGATCGCACAACGCGACCTCTCGGCGATCTGCCGATCGACCGGCATTATGACGCTGACCGACTCGAGCCAACTTCACGACCGGCCGATCATGGTCAAGGTGAAGGTGCGCAAGGGGACGCCGGGGTACCCGGACGACAGCAACGAGATCGGCGGCTACAAACCGCGTGACGGAGCTACGGCGGCGGCGCCTGCCGCTTCAAGTGGTACTGGCGCCGCACCGTGGGCACGCCGCTAGACCCATCTTCACGTCGTCATCGGTATCGGCATCGTTCAATCGATCGTCGGTGACGAGGTGGAGCCGGCGACGTGCGCGCGTTTAACGACGCGCGCACGTCGTCACCTTTTCATGCGAGGGCACACACAATGGATCTCCGACCCTACCAGCGCGAGGCGGTTGCTTCGCTGTTTGACTACTTCGCTCGTCGTGATGGCGATCCTCTCGTCGTGCTGCCAACCGGGAGCGGCAAGAGCGTCGTTCAAGCCGACTTCGTCGACGAGGCGATCGACCTGTACCCGTCGACGCGCGTGCTCTGCTTGACGCACGTCAAAGAGCTGATCGATCAGAATGCGCTACGCCTGCGCATGCACGCTCCGAAGTTGCGCCCTCTGATCGGCGTGAACAGCGCGGGGCTGAACAGTCGCGACACGCGCGCGCAAGTTCTCTTTGCCGGGATTCAATCGGTCTACAAACGCGCACGCACGATCGGCCACGTCGATCTGATCATCGTCGACGAGGCGCACCTAATCCCTCACAAGGGTGAAGGCATGTACCGAAAGTTTATCGACGCTGTGCGCGACGTTAACGACGCTGCGAAGCTGATCGGATTCACCGCGACGCCGTACCGACTGAACAGCGGGCTGCTGACACACGGCGAAGGTAAACTGTTCTCGTCGGTCTGCTACGACGCTGACCTCGTGAAGTTGATCGACGACGGATACCTAGCGCCTCTCGTCAGCGTCGCGGGCGAAACGCACTACGACACGAGCGCGGTACGCACGCGCGGCGGTGAGTTCGTAGCGTCCGATCTCGCGGCCGTTCTTAGTGACGACGTAACGCGCAAGGCGATCACCGAGATCGTGGCAGAGGGACAGACACGCAAAGCGTGGTTGCTGTTCTGCGGCAGCGTCGAGCAAGCGCGATCGGTAACGTCGATGCTGGCCGCTGACGGAGTGCCGGCAGCACTGATCACCGGCGAGACCGATGCTGCGCAGCGCGACAACGTGATCGCATCGTTCAAGGCTGGCAAGCTGCGCGCCCTCGTCAACGTCAACGTGCTGACGACGGGTTTTGATTATCCTGGCCTCGACATGATCGCGCTCTTGCGCCCGACGAAGTCGCCCGGCCTGTACGTGCAAATGCTGGGACGCGGGATGCGTGTCGCCGACGGTAAGAGTGACTGCCTCGTCCTCGACTTCGGAGAGAACATCGCGCGGCACGGCCCGATCAACATGGTCAAGGTTCCGAGGGCGCCGGCTGGCGACGGCGACGCTGTGTTGAAGTCGTGCCCCGAATGTCTGTTTGAGGGAGTGCCAGCCGGGATGATGATCTGCCCGGAGTGCGGCTATGAATTCCCGCAACAGGAAATCAAAGTCAGCAAGCGAAGTCGCGCCGACGTCATCCAACGCAAGCCGCGCAAGTGGATCGAGATCACGCGCGTTGATTATCGACGACACCGCAAAGAGGGCAAACCTGACTCGCTGCGCGTTGACTACTGGGGCGGCATGAACCGAGTAGCGTCGGAGTGGGTGTGCGTCGAGCACGAGGGATACGCGAAAGAGAAGGCGCTGGGTTGGCTGATGCGACGGATCGAGCATGACGACTTCCCGCCCGTCGACGTCGGTGCTGCCATCGCTTATGGCGAGGGCGGGCGACTGCGCACGCCGACGTCGATCCTGATCGACGAGACGGGTCAGTACCTAGAGATCGCAAGCTACGCCTTTGAGGGGACGCCATGACGACGACAAAGATCGGGCCGATGACGAGGGACGAGATACGCGATCAACTCGACGAGGCGCGGGCCGCGTGGTTATCGAGATCGGCCGAGCTTCGCCGCAGCATGGACCGGGAGGAGGGCCTGCGCGCCGAGGTCGAGCGGCTGACGCGCGAACGGGACTGCAATCTACGCGGCGTCACCAACGCAATGCGCGCCGGTGGCGAGGCGTGCGACGATCTCCACGCTGAGATCGAGCAGCTGCTCGCCACCGTGGACAACCTCCGCGCCCAACTCGCCGAGGCGTGGCGTGAGCGTAATGATGCGCGTTCGACGCTGGCGGCGGTGCGGGATGCGGCAGATGACTGACAACGCGCTTACCCCGAGCGAGTGGCGACAGGAATGGGCCGCCCGCTGCGCGGAGGAAGCACTCAAGCCGGACGCCGACCTCGTGGCCGTGTTCGACAAGGTGATCGCAGAGGTGCAGATCGAGGCACGCGCGCACGCATGGGACGCCGGCTATAGCGCCGCGCTCGACGACGACATTGGGCGAGCGTGCCCGCTGACGCGCAACCCGTACAACGACAACACAGGGGGTGGGTGATGACTGAGCCGCTGACGAAAGAGCAGCTTGAGGCGTACGCGCTTCGGCGCTGGCCGGAGGGACTCACCGAGGTCCAGCGCGACGATCCTGGTTTGTGTCTCCTCGCCACCATCGCCGCTCGCGACGCCGAGATCGAGCGGCTACGTGCCGAGGTCGAGCGGTGGAGCGCAATCGCCCGCGACGCCTGGACGCCGAGCCGCAACCTACCGGACGACGATCCTGGTTTGTGTCTCCTCGCCACCGTCGACGCGCGCGACGCCGAGATCGAACGGCTGCGGGCGATCATCGACGGCGCCATCATCATCTCGCGCGCCGACATCCAGGCGGTCAAGGCCGACCTCGCCCACAGGTTCCCACTGGCCCTCGACGAAAAGATCCGAAAGATCGACGACGAGGGATGCAGCTACGGGGACTCGTGCCAGTACGGTTCCCTTCTCGACCTTGTGGCCGGTCTCCGATCCGAGATCGAGCGGCTGTCGGCGCAGGTGGCGGCGGTGCGCGCGTCCCTCGCCATCGACCACGGAGCACACAGCAGGACCGACTACATGGTGTTGGTCCAGGCGGCCAGGGCGGCGCTTGGCGCCACCCCGCCCGACGACACCGAAGGGAATAAGCTGTGAGCATTTACGGAGACAACATCGCGCGCGTTTCTGACGTACTCGATTGTTGGGGCGAACCTGGCGATGGTCTTACCGATTGGGCGGCCGGTCTTGGCTACAGCTGGAAGCAAGTAAGGCAGCACGCCGCCGACGTCGGCACGCACACACACACCGTGATTGAGACGCTGTTGCGCGGCGTCGGTGTGCAGGACTACGACGCTGCGCACGCGGCTGCCTATGCCGCTGTCGAGGCTGCGCAGGCGATACCGGAGAGCATGGCCGCCGAGGTCAAGATCGCGTGTGCGGCCTTCGGTCAATGGTGCGAGGGCAAGGTCATAGAGCCGGAGCACTTGGAGGAAACGATCGTTGATCGTGTGAGAGGGTTCGGCGGAACCTGCGACTTCAAGGGGCTGGTCAACGGCAAGCGCTGCTTGCTCGACTGGAAGACAAGCAAGCGCACCTACCCACGACACAAGGTGCAGATCGCTGCTTACGCGATGCTGCACGAGTTGGAGCACCCCGACGAGCCGATCGAGTTTTTCGGCGTGTTGCGCCTCGACAAACGGCTAGGCGTCGCGGAAGATCATTGGTGGCGAGACTTGAGCGTTGAACGGAAAATGTTCGACGTGTTGCTTGAAGTTCACCGGGTCGGGAAGATGGTCAAGCTATGACTTTTGAAAAGCCGCCGACGGTGAGACTGAACGCGAAGATCGCCGAGGCCTACGGGTTGACGCCGACGAGGATCCTGAAAGACGCCGGCGTTTACGAAAAGCAGTATGACGTTCCGTTTCTTGGGTTCGTCGGCGATTCGCTTTCGATCGTGCGGCTGATGATCTTCGGACACGGGCCGCGTGATCACATGGCTGTCGACGTCGAGGGGTTGAACAAGAGCTTTTCCGAGGACAAGAAGAAAGAGCCGCCGCGCACGCCTGCCGATCGCAGGCAAGCGGACTTCTGGCCGAAGTCGTGACCATCGGCGGATCGGTCGCGATGGAAATAAGCTACACCGTCGACGACAAGCCCCAACCGTGGGCGCGCGCACGCACCGGCGCGGGTCGCTACTTCATGCCGGTAAAGGTTGTTCACGCAAAGAAGGCGCACGCGAACATCGCGGGGCCTCTCGCTGCTAGCAGCATGTGGGATCCCGAATGGCCGATCGCGCTTACGTGCGATTTCTTCTTCCCGATCGCAGCGTCGTGGCCGAAGTGGAAACAGGAACAAGCAGGGCGCGAAGAGCTGCCGCACCTCGCACGCCCCGACCTCGACAACCTCGTGAAGCTGGTCAAGGACGCCCTCGGTACCGACTCGGCGACACGGCGCGCGATTGTGTGGCGTGACGATTGTTTGGTGACGAGGCTGCGCGCTTCCAAGTGGTACAGTCTCCGTCCGCGCACCGTCGTCACGATCGTGCGCGCGTAGGGGGCCGCCGT